CAGCACTGACATCTTGCGCAGATCTGCAATCTTCAGTGCCATACGCAGGCTCATCTCACGCAGACGAGTCTTGTTGGCGTCCATGAAGTCAATGATCTCGTCTTGCACACAGGGCTCAAACTCATAGTCTGCAAACAACACACCGTCCTTGGCAATCTGCTTGATGCGCAGGATCTTGTCACGCATGGTGTCCAAGGTCAAGTCCAGATAGTGACAGCGACTTTGCAATGCATCCAAGTGATCGCGCAGTTTCTGGCTCTTCATGGTATCAAACTTGAGGTTGGTAATAAAGATTACCGAGCCCTTGAACTCAAACTGATCTGGGATGCCTTCGCGGCGCAGAGTCGAGCTCTCCGACAACCAAGAAATCTTGCGCTTCTTGCCCGAGTCCAAGGCACCCTTGAGCAAGTTAAGACTGACATCGTCCAGCAAAATGCTGTCACAGTCATCAAACACCACCACACAGTTGGTGTCAGAATATTTGTACAAGGTCTGGTAGAGACCGATGGGGGTAGCTGAACCTTTGACAACCTCGGCACGGAGACGCTTGCCGGCAATCTTGTCAAACATAGTGGCTTTTTCAATCTCTTGTTCGACACCAAAACTCTTGCCTACACCAGGAGGGCCCGACACAATCATGGCGCGAATGTCGCCTGTGACAGCAGCCTTGGTCATTTCGTGCAGGATGTCAAAACGCTCACGAATACGATTCATGGCTTCTTCGTCAGATTCTACTACAGGGGCGGGTTGTTCAAAATGAACAGTGTTGTCTTTTGTCATGCTGTTAGTATACTCGATGTCGTGAATGCTGTCAACCTTGACACGAATAGTGTCGCTGAATTTGGGGAAGGCACCGTTGTTTTTGACAGTGACATAGCCGCCACGTGCACCGGTTTGATACCCCGACACCAGTTCAAAAACAGTGTTCTCAATGGTGTAACCGCGATAGTTACCCTTTAGGACTCGAATTGCACTCATAGTTGGCTCCTTTTGTGTGCGTTAAAATGTTATTATAGCAAATTGGGAATTATTGGTCAACCGGAGCAAACATTTTTTGCCCGTGTTGCATAAAAACAACAAATGCTGCCATGGTTTTTTCACTATAGACCATGCTGCCATGTCGCTGAATGTCTTGCAAGAGTTCCAAAAAACCCATGCCCAAAAACTCTTGTTCTTTGTTGAGTTGGGCAATTGCTGTGGCTATCTGCATGTCTGGCTCCGTTTTGTTACTGTATTCTATATTATAGCAAATTGGGAATTATTGGTCAACTGTGTTGTGTTTTTGCAACACTGTGTTTTTGTCCCATTTGCTCCATCATGTCATTATTGTAGCACGGCCCCAATATTGGGTCAACCACGATTTTGTTGCAAAAAAGCAACATTTTTGTGAAATTCTGGTTGACCAATTATTGAATTATTGCCCCATCCATAACTGTGTGACTGTGTCATTGCGTACTTCGTGTGGTTTGGGGGTGCCATGAAACACCACCACAGCAGTGTCGCCAGTGGGATCAAACCCGTGACCAGGTTTGCGATACACTCGATTTCGGAAGTCAAATCCACCATCCAAGGCTTGCCAGCGATAGCTTTCAAATCTAGTTTGTTCAAAGTATCTGCGTTGGTTGTGATCAATCACTCGAGTGATGTAGTCTTGATCGCCTGGTGTACATCGAACAATTTCATCAATGTTGGCCTTGGCAAAATCGCGCCACACCCAACCAAATCGTCTGGTGTCCCAGTACATCACACTGCTGTTTATGGTGTTGTGAGTGGGACGTTGTAGATATCTAAAATCACGTATGGCCCAAAAATACCCAAGGTCAAGATCACGCACCCAATCTATGTCTCTCAGCACTATGACGTCAAGATCAAAATACAGCAAAGGACCAGCATGATGTTGATCGTTGAACAACTGCATCTTGTACCACCATGACTTTTTGGGTCCTGATATGCCCGGCCATTCTTCCAAACAGTGTTTGATCAAGTGTGGCGGTACTGACCGATCATGTTCGGTATACACATGCAAACGTATGCGATCACCGTGATGACGAGTCAACTGTGCATGTAAATTTTGCACATAGTCCCAGTTGTAGCCTGATCCATGTATCACACAGGCACAATCAATTACACCATCAGTGCTGGCTCGATTCTTTTTAGCCATATTCCTCGCTTCAATTCTTCCACAGTGTATTCAGTATGACAGATCTCAGTAAACCATTTTTCACGATCTACTGAGTAAGGTTGCTCAATTGCTTCCCAGGATATACCAACCGGTGCTGCCAAACTGGTGGCATCAACAATGGGCCTTACTCCAGCAATGGCCGCCTGTGTGCCTGGTCCTGAGTTATAATTTATCACAGCATGACAATCAAAGTGCATGTCAAAGCTGTCGTATGTGTTGGGCACCGGTCGTGGTGTGTCAATCTCTGTGCCCAAGGGTACGTAGGGCAATCGCAGTCGACACCGTGGATGTGGGCGTATGCGTATGGGTCTATCAGTGTGTTGGCGCACCTGGTTTACAGCTTCTAGTATCCACTTGGGGAGATCAACACCACTGACCTGCAAGCTACGATCATGCTGAGCTGCTATGATAATATGTGGTTTGGTTACGGTCTGTACAGCCAAACTAATACCCAAGTGTCGCGGGCGATCCCAATCAAGACGATCTAAATGTCCGTAGTAGCCTTGATTGGTGACATGGTTTACACTGACCTTCCAGGTGTTGCCGCGATACAGCGCACCAATTTCAATCACAATCACGGGTCGTCCTTGATTGCGATAGTGCGCATATACCTGCTGATTGGCTACCATGCGTCCGTTCCACAGCACTGACCAAATCACCGCAGCGTCTGAGGTCCAAGAGTTTTCTTCGGTGCGTATGCCCGATGCCTGTAGGCTGTCCAGCACAGCTGACATCACAGGCCGTGAATTCAATGCACACTGAGAAGGAAAATAGGCTATGGAACCAATCACTAAATATCTCTATGAAATATAGTGTAGTTACCACTTTCAACGCAGAAGGTTATGAGAGATACGGGCGCAGAATGATTGAAACATTCATTCAGAATTGGCCTACCACTGTGCAGTTAACTGTTTATGCTGAAGGATGCACCGTAAGTGAGACAGCCGCCAATCTTGAAGTGCGTGACATTGCAGTAGTCACTGAACTCACTGCATTCAAACAACAGTGGCAGGGTGTGCCTCGAGCCAATGGTGATGTCAGTGCTGATCCTGTTAGATCAAAACGTCGAGATGCTGGCAAGGGATTCAAATGGGACGCTGTGAGATTTGCTCACAAGGTCTACAGCATTTTTCACTGTGCAAAAAATACACACACTGACTGGTTGATCTGGATGGATGCAGACACAGTGTGTCACAGTGCTGTGACTGAACAGGATCTAGCAAGACTATGTCCCGACGGTCGAGATCTTTGTTTTTTAGGACGCAGAGGCAAATTCAGTGAATGCGGACTGTATGCCATGAATCTTGGATCCAATGCTGTGCAAACATTTTTAGAGCAGTTTCAATGGATGTATGATGATGCAGAAAATGGAATCTTTCAACAGGATGAGTGGCATGACAGTTTTATATTTGACGTGGTGCGCAAGCACACAGTTCTAGTAGAACTGGACTGGAGCAGCCATCTCATCACCGGAGAAGGCCATCCCTTGATCAATTCAGAGTGGGGTGCGTATCTAGATCATCTCAAAGGCAAGCGCAAGACCACAGGTCGCAGTCCTGCCACAGACTTAAAAGTTCAACGAACCGAGGCATACTGGCAATGACCTGGATATTTCTCAACAAGAAGAACAGTGACGAATATATAGAAATGTTTGCTCGTGGATGCAGCTCAGTGCCCACTGAGTTAGAAACTTGGTGTTACCAAGACAGTGATGCACCCTTGGTGATCCGAGGTATCATGAAGCACAAGATTATCAAACAATGCTGGGCAGACAAGAGACCGTTCTGGTACATGGATTCTGGCTATGTTGGCAACCGACACGGTCCACTGAATCCACGCGGTAACAAGGTATGGCACAGAGTGGTACCCAACAATTTGCAACATGGTGCAGTGATCCCAAGACCTGCTGACCGTTGGCAGCGTCATGAAATTCCCATGCCACGTCGCCGACACGGCAGCAAAATATTACTAGCAGTACCAGACGAAAAACCCTGTGTGTTTTATGACATCACTCTGTCTGACTGGGTTGCACAGACCGTTGCCACAATCAAACAATATACTGACCGAGAAATTGTGATACGTGAGCGCAACCCCAATCGCCAGGCGCGAGTGGCCAGCGACTTGCAGTCAGCACTGATGGATGTGCATGCCGTGGTCACATTTAATTCTATTGCAGCCACCGAAAGTGTGCTGTCCGGTGTGCCAGCCTTTGCCCTGGCACCATCAAATGCTGCTATCCCAGTGGCCAACACTGACTTATCCAAAATCAACAACCCATGGTGGCCTGATCGAGACCAAATTCATGATTGGGCATGTCATTTGGCTTATGGACAGTTTCACAATTTTGAACTGCAGAATGGCACAGCGCACCGAATACTACAGGAGACACCCAATGCGTGAACACTATGGCTGGCATTTTCCAGACTTTGACACACACTTTCCGCAAATGCTGAAGAAAAGTATTGACCGCGGCGGGCCCGCAGAATATCAACTACCTGTGCGCCGGCGCAGTATTGAACTGTGTGCCAGACACGGCACTGCCTTGGATATTGGAGCCAATGTGGGCCTGTGGAGTCGTGACCTAGTGGCCAACTTTTCCCAGGTCATTGCGTTTGAACCCGTGGCCATTTTTAGAGAATGTCTGGAACGCAATGTGTCTGGCGCTAACTTTTCTATCAGTCCCTTGGCTCTGGGAGATCAAGTCACTCAGGCCACCATGATCATCACTGAAGGCAATACTGGACACAGTCACCTGGATCCTGCCAGCATGGGCACCGGTGATGTAAGAGTGGTGACTCTTGACAGCTTGCACATACCCAATGTTGATTATATCAAGATTGACTGCGAAGGTTATGAGTATCGTGTGTTGCAAGGCGCAGAACAAACCATACGGACCTGTCGGCCTGTTGTGGTAGTGGAACAAAAACCTCATGCAGCCTACAGTGATCAATACGCACAACATGCAGCCATTGCACTGCTACAGTCCTGGGGCATGACCCGGCTAGACCAAGTCAAGGATGACTGGATCATGGGTTGGAACTGATAATAAGATTATAAAATAGGAAATAGCATGCCATCAAGTAATAAAGAAGGTAAGTCAGTAATAAGAGAATGGGTTACAGAATTTGGTCCTGACGTAAAAACTGTACTAGATCTTGGAGTCGGGAACGGAACTTATCATAGGCTGTAT